TGATCGGGCAGCCGAACTCCCAGCGGGCCTTCGCTCCCCACTGGCTGCTGATGGTGCGGTCCAGATAGCCGATCTTGGTGTCTGACGGGTGGCCGACGAGCCATCGGTTATAGCACCACACCAGATTGCGCATGGGGTACTGAGCGAACCCGGCCGTGCCGCTCGTAAAAGTGAACCACACCCGCTGATTCAGCGCCTGGCTGGCAGCGTGGTCATAGACCAGCGTGCGGTCAGGCAGATGGACGTAGAGCAACTGGTGCGCTCGGTCGAAGCGGGCCTCCAGTTTCACACCGGCAAGCTGCGCCTCGGTGTAGGTCTGCAGCAGCAGATCCACGTCCTGCGTGGCCAGCGGCACACTGCTGGAGTTGGCCCCGAGGAAGATGCTGGGTGGCTCGTTGCGCCCGCCACCGAGGAACGCAATGCCCTGATCTCCGAAGGTGCAGCATGCGTGTGTGCCGATGGTGCCGCGCATGATCTGAGCGCCGTCGATGCGCTGGAACGGGAAGAGACTGCCGCCGATGTTGTCGAACACCTCGATGGTGTGCCGGTTCAGCGCATAGACCTCGTTGCGCGACTTGAGCAGCGCAACCACGGGATCAGGGTCGATCTCGCTGGAGCCGTACTTGAGCGGGTTCACTTGCGTCGGATCGGTCAATTCCATGACCACAAGGAACCTACCGTCAGTGGTCATGAAGTAGCCGTCTACCCACACGACATCGAGCACCGTGCCGAGATCGGGATCGGTGACTTGGATGAAACCGAGGGTGGGCGACCAGTAGTACAGCCTGCCACCGGATGCGATGGCCAGGCGGTCGAACGAGTAGTCGAACGTGACATAGCCCGTCCCGCCCACATCGCCCAGCACGGTAATGGCGCCTGCGCTGCTGACGGTGACGAGGCTTGTGCCCATGACCCGGTAGCACACACCTTGCCATTCAATACCACCACGGTCAGACCCGGGCGCTCCGGTGGCGAACGGCACGATGCCATCAGCAGGGCGCAGGTACTCCTGGCTCACGCCGGAGCCCTTGGGTACAGGCATCATGTTCACCGGGAACGCGGTGCGGATGTCCGGCCCGTTGTCCGAGTAGATGCCGGAGACGATGGGAATGGCTGGCATGTCGCTCCGCAGTTACCCGATTCGGTACCAAGAGTTTGTCGCCGCGTAGCGCCTGAGTCGGAAGAACCCGTTGGCTGCCAGCGTGGTAGGCGCACCGAATGCGGCCGTGGCGCCATTGAGCCCCACGGTGAGCGCCGTGATCGTCTGTGTGCTGGTGACGAGGATTTCGGTACCGTCAGGGGTTGACGTGTTCAGCGGCAGCGTGAGCGTACCGGAAGCCAGCGTTCCGGCTGGCTGCAGGATCGCCCACTGAGCCTGGGCAATCGGCGTAGGCAGCGCGATGCTGAACCCGGTGGTCGGCACGTACAGGTTCACGGCCGTGGCAGGTGACGCAAACTGCTGCTGGAAGTATTCCAGCAGGGCGTACATCGGCAAGCGTCGTGCATCGCCGTTGGTCGGGCTGTAGACCGGCAGTTGGTCGCCAGACGACACTGTTTCAAGGATGGGGAGTTGATTGATCGTCGGCATGTGCGCCTCTTGCTGTCAGTTGAAATCGAGCGCGCCGTCCTGGCCGGCAAGGATCGGATCGTCAGGGTTGTCCATGAACGGGTCGTCATAAGCCTTGGCGCCAGCTCCGCGCGGCATGGACGCGGGAAGTTGCTGTTCCATCGGCATGGCGGCCCTGGACAGCAGCATGTCGTAGGACTGCTTTGCCGCGACCTTGGTGTCGATGCTCGGGGTCTTGCCGTACTGCGGGGCAAGTCGCACCGCTAGGTTGATGATGATCGCCTCATTGGCGGCATCGGGCACCATTGTCTCGGCGTCCAGGTCGCTGTTCTGCGGGCTCCCCGGCAACGGGTAGCCCAGCCGGATGCCCTTGCCGTTCCAGGTGGACATCATGGCGTCAAGCCTGACCATTGCGGCCTCGACCTGGGCCGGCGTCAGGTCGAAGACGTAAGAGGCCAAGCCGATCTCGGCGAAGGCCTGCTCTACGAATTGGCGTTTGGTGTAGCTCACTGGGTCACGCCCTCTTGTGTAGGCCACCAATCATCTTCTGCCGGCACGCCCGTATCGTCTGGTGACGGAAACACCCAGCGGCCATCGTTAATTTTAACGGGGATGGCCCAGGCTTTGGTGTGGCCCTGTTCTTTTTCCATAGCCTGTGATGCTGCGTTGCGGCCGTACAGAGGGAAACGGTTGCCGTCTTGCAACTGCCCGGGCGGCAGGTTCTTCACTTCCGTTTTCGCCCTGCCGTTGTTCCAGTCGTGCAGCAGGCCCTGCATTTCATCTGCGCGGGATTGCATGGCGTCGCCGTAGATTTTTCGGGCTGCGTTTTCGGCAGCGGCCTTTGCCTGAAAGACTTTGTATTTCATGTTTAGACAGTGGGTGGAATGTTGCGGAACGGATGACCGGCAGGCAGGCTGGCCTCAATCCCCCACTTCCATGCGAAGTAGCCCTCAAGGCGTTCGCGGTCTGCGGTGGAAAGGGCGGTATTGGTGTAGACGACTTCACCGACGAAGCCGAGCATCTGGTTGCTGTTTAGCGTTACACCATCATCAGTGGAAGTGCCTCCAATAATAAGCGTGGCGCTGTCAGTATCCGAACTGTTGCCAGATGAAGGGAAAGAACCTGTTCCACCAGCAGTGCCGTTAATGAACTGGTCAAGCGCTCCGTCAGAGTACCTTGCAACGCCCACCTGAATTACGTTTGTGCCGTTTGTATATGTAGGCGGGGTAGATACTACCGATACACCCTCTGCATCTAACCTTCTTGCTGCAAGGTTTAGCGTTCCTGCGGCTTGTAGTATGGTTGAAAGCCTAACGCCTGAACCAGTGCCATTCATGGCTGCAATGGGAATGCGCTGGATTGTGAAGTTTGTGTAGTTCATTACTGCCGCAACAGTGCCGCCAGCCACATTTCGCAGCAGCGCACCGGGGTTGGCATTGAACAGCCAATCAGCACCGTCAAACGTCAGCACAGGCTTTCCGTTCAAACCAGATGTGGTCAGCGTCGGTTGGTTCGCCGCCGTTGCCTGCGAGACGTTTCGGGCATTGCCGCTCTTATCGTTCCACTGCGAGACCGTGCTGCCGTTGAGCGTGATGCTGGCTGCATCTTCGGCGTCGAGCCACAGGGCCAGAGCAGAACCCAAGTTCGACGGACGCCACAACTGAGGCCCACCGAATGGGCGGCCGTCCCAACGATAGGGGTGCGTGTAAGGGAGATTGCGTAGGAGGCTCATGTTAAATCTGCGGAGGATTTGATTTAAATGGATGCCCGGCAGGAAGAGTATTGCTTGCCCCTGAACCCCACCATTTATGAGCTAAATATCCCTCAATCCGCTGTCTGTTTGTGCTAGATAGCGCATTTCTGGTGATAATGATTTCTGATGCTACGGCGTTTGCAAAATACCCAGAATTGCTCTCAGATCCTACAATCAAATTGAACGTTCCTGTCGGAAAGCTGGTATCTGCAACCGTTGCAATGCTGGTGCCATCGAGGAGTATTTCCCACTGCGATGGTGTCTTGATATAGGAGGATTGCATCGGAGTTCCCACTGGTATGGGGGACCCGTTGCCCAGCGTGACACTTGAGTTTGGTCCCGCCCACCCAAGGCCATCTATTGTGTTACTTCCTTGCCCGAACAAGCCCCACCTGATACTCGCCGTTCCTCCAAAACCTCCCGAGCCTAACAAAACAGCGTTTTTTCTGACCGTTGTCTGGCTAACAGAAAAGAAGCCGATATTCTGCTGGTTAGCCAGCCCAGGGATGCTTCCAAGCAATCTATCGTTCGTGCCATCAAAACTGATGGCGGGCTTGCTGTTAAGCCCAGTAGCCAAAAACGTCGGCTGGTTCGCAGTTGTAGCCTGCGTAATGTTGCGCAAGTTTATAGACTTGTCGCTCCACTGTGAAACTGTCGCGCCATTAAGCGTGATTGTTGACGCATCATTCGCATCGAACCACACCACTAGGTCAGAGCCTAAATCAGCAGGCGTCCACGGGCGGGAAAGAAGCCCGCTCCATTTCCAGGCGAGGTAGCCCTCAAGAAGTTGGCGGTCGGCGGTGGAGAGCGCGGTGTTGGTGATGATGATTTCACCGACAAAGCCGAGCATGGGAACAAGCACCGTCACACCATCGTCAGTTGATGTGCCTCCAACGACTAGCGTTGCGCTATCTGTGTTTGAAGTATTTCCGGTGTCGGGCAGCGTCCCCGTGCCGCCAGCGGTGCCGTCTACAAAGGTAGCCGTAGTCCCTGCTGTGTAGTCTGCCCTGCCAATCTGAATGATGCTCGTGCCATTGGTATACGCCACAACAGGAGTTGTCCCCGTGCCACTCGGCTGAGTGTCAAGCCTGCGAAAAAAGCTGTCTAGCCCGGTGGTTAAAGC